TACTGAAGTAAGCCCTGTAAATGGCACATTATTATTTATACCTAATCTATTATTCGTATCATCCCAAAAGAAGTTACTATTATCTTGTGCTATTGTCGTTCCGTTTGAAAATAAAATTGACCCGTTTGTTAGCGACGGCAATTGAAAAGGTGTAAACCCTAAAATTGTCGGTATGCTTTTATTTTTCCATAACGAAGTTGAATTGTCCCAAGCGATTAAATCGTTGTTTGCAACGCTTGAAACTGCGAAATTGTGCAATTCTTCCATTTCAAACCCGTTTTGGATTTTGACGAAAATTTCGCCATTTACGGCGTGAACCCTTGTAACAAATCCAATCGATACTAAATGATTTGGCGCGCTCGGTTTGTTTGCAAGTCCGTAAAGTAATTGTCCCGCCGAACCTAAAAAAACAGGGTCGCCAACAATTGCCGTAATTGTATTAATTCCCGATAATAAACCCTCTGTCGTCACTTCGCCAATGTCATTAATCGCCATGTCTTGCGATATTAAACCGAAAGTTTTTGACGAAGTCGCTTCCGTCAAATACGACGCTTTTGAAACGATTATATTTGTACCTGTTGCCGAACTAACATAAACGGCATTTCCTTTTGTTAACGCTTGTCCCGCTTTTACTTCGGTAATTAATTTTGACGCTGTCGTCAATAATGGCGTTGTAGGAACTTTGTTAATTAGTTCGGGCGTGATTTTATAAGTAACCCCGTTTATTGATATAGGAACGTAACCCAATGGGTTGTTTATTCCTAAATAATCGGGTAATTCTGAAATTTTTTTGCTCATTTTTTAATATATAAAAAGATTGTTCGCTTCGTCTTTTAAAATTTCGCTGTTTTCAATCAATAAATAATCGCCTAAAATTGCGCGACTAAATATTTTCAATTCGCCTGTCGAAAATTTATAATTTTTTCTAATAATTTCGTCGGACATTATTTCGTTAAAAACGAAATCGGTGTCGTATATGAATTTTTGCCCCGTGTATGTAATCGCGTTTAAATCTGTAATGTTATTGTCAAAAATCAATTTTGGCAACATATTTAAAGACAAATATAATTCCAACACAACGTCAAAAATTGTGCAACCCTGCGTAAATTGTTTAAATGCTTGCATTTGGGTACAAATTTAATTTTCCGTCGGTTCCAAATTCAACAACGGGGTTGTCAACTTTATATCCGTCCTTTTCCAACTCGATTTTCACTTTTCGCGCTAATTGTTGCGCCCCGCCCGCTGACTTTATAAAATTGCCAATCCCTACGCCGTCCAATGGAAATTCTTTCCACCAACCAACAAAGGCGTTGCATGTATCGATTACGTGTTGTTGGTCGCTTTCAACGATTACAAAATCGCCGTTTACAAACAACAAATCGCCGTCGTTATCCAATCCAAAATCATATTTAACCGCCATTTTTTCCGTGTTTTATATTTATGTTTTCAATGTCGGCGCGCTGTGAAATCGTTAAATTTCCCGCAATCGGTGTCGATGTCGGCGAAGTCGGCGCGCCTACCGCTGTAACGGTGTGCGTGTGTGTTCCAAAGGTAACAATTATTTCGTTGACTTTGTTTTCCAAATCGTTTAATTTCTGCGTAAGTTCCACAACCTTAACCAACCCGCCAAATTCCCCGCCCATAATATCAAATTGCATTATGTCCGAAAATGTAACGATAAAAGGCAACGTATATTTTGACATAAAAACGTAAACCATGCTATTAATTTCGGGCGTAATTACGAACCCGTCGGAAATTCCCGCCGTCAATAATGCGTCAAAGGTTAAATTTGCGTTTCCTGTTATCGTTGTGACGTTTGCCGTTCTTTTGCTTAAATCTACGGAATTGACGTTGCATTGGTACAATTTTACTTCGTCCTGATTTCGCGTTCCCGCCAATTCCTGAATTGTTCTTGTTAAATCTGCCATTTATTTAATTTTATAGTCTAATTCGATTTTTTGACGAAATCCATTTGTCCCGCTCGAAATGTTAACGGCTTTGATTTTATAAGTTCCGTTTTGTTCGGGTAAAAGGTCGTTTATTATTTCGGCATTGTCGCCAAAATCTACGGCGGGCGTCCCAAACGTTGTAAAACTTCCCTTAAACCCTGTATAATAATATTTTTGCAAACTTGTTTTTGCCAAACTAATTAAATCCGCTGTCGTTTTCGCTTCTAAAAAGTGAAACGTTTTGCGTTCGCCGTCGACGTTTGGGTCGGGTTTATCGCCTTTTTTTACTTCTTTGCTTTGAAATTTTCCCGACCTATCGAACCAAACTAAAACTTCGATGCGTGAATTTCTTGTCTTTGCGTGACCGTCTTTTGTTGTTTTGCCCGTTAGTTCTTCGATATGATTTGAAGCGACCGCCGACAAAACGATGTCGTCTTTTCTTACAAATGTCAAATCTGACGAAATTATATTTTCCTGAAATTGAAACGTTTTCGTTTTGGCTTCGGCTTCGATGTAAACAATTGACCCGACGCGTAACTCTGTGCCTTTAAAATAGCAATGCAAAAACGCGTCTTTTCTTAACTTTTCCAAAAATTGCGCAACTGTCATGTTTTCAACCATTAACAACGAATTGTCCCAAGTCAATTTCGTTGTCGTCAATTGATTAACCGTTAAACCCGTGCCAATTAATGCGTTTGTCAAAATCGTTTCCAAACTTACGCCCGAACCATAAGCGCCGTTTGTCATTGGCAATTGTTTCAATAAAAACATACTGTCTTCGACTTCGATTTCAACGGGTATTTTTGCATTTATTTTTGTAATGTAACCGTCAAAAACTATTCTTTTTTCGGTTTGCTTTTCGTTCAAATTGTCGTCCCAATAAATATAATACGCTTCGACTTTTACTTTGTCGCCACGCATTAAAAGCGGGGCGCCGTTAAACCCTGCAATGTTTTTATTTTTACCAAAAAAAGACATTGTCGTTTTTGTCTCCATATCCACAACGGACATATTTTTGGGAAATACAATTTTCCCGCCCGTTGTCATATTTTCCCAACCGTCGTTAATTTCCCAACTATTGCAAAAGTCAAAGAAAAATATTTTTGTTCTTTTCGTTATTACGCTTTCGGAATTTGTGAAATCCGTTCTTTGCGTGATTGTTATATTTGTTACAGGTTTTAACATTATGATATTATTTTGGCTTCAAATCGTTTGTCTGACAATGCGTTAATCGTAAAATATTGGGTGCTATATTCGCCCTCTGTTTGCCCGAAATTGAAATCTTTTACAACTATGTCCGTAATGTCCAAGTTTTGCAAATACCACGACGTTATTTCCAACGGTTGCCCTGCTGACAAAATAGTCTTTAATTGGCGCGTTAAATCTTTCGGGTTTACATTGTACGTCCCGTTTAAACGACCCGTTATTTGTATTTGGAAATCGTCCAAACCGATGTACTCTTTGACCGTTCCGTCGCGTCCCTGAATTTCGGTTGTGATTATTTTTTTACTTTGTGAAACGGTCAATAAAACGTCGTCAATTCGAAAGTCGTTCCAATAATCTTTCACGCCGTTTTCGTCTAATATTACGCCCGCGTTAAATATGATATTTGAATAAACAACCGTACCAAGTTTTGAAATAAACTTTTCATTTGTTGTCGATAATGGCGGTGCGTCGCCCTCAATAAATCCGCTTTGTACTTTATCTTTTATGTATGGCGAATTTTGCGCGTCCATTATTTTAATGTTGTTAAGTCCTGCAAAATTTGCAAGTCCAAAAACCGCCGAACTAACGACGGTATTTAATAACAACGGATTTTCTACTTTTTTGGGTACTCTAAAATTTTCCATTTTATTTTTAATTTCCTGCGACTATTTGGCTATCGTTTACCGCGCTCGTTAATGCCTGCAAAACCTTGTCTTTTATCGCTGTTGTACTTTCTTGTATGTTGGTTGTCTGTATTCTAAAATCGTTTATAAGATTGCCAATTGTGACGTTTACCGTTACAACTTTATTTCCCGAAACGCCCGCCGTTCCTTTTTTCTCTTTTCCTGCCGTTTCGCCCATATTCATAGGCTTAACAGTATTTAATTTTTTAGTTATTTTGTTCTCTTTGCCCGTTTCTTGGTCTTTTGCAAAGTCTCCAATTCCTGCGGTATATCCGTCTTTTGCCGATTTGCCTAAACGCATAGCCGACCCCCTTATCGTGTCGGTTATTTTATTAAAACCCGCTTTTACCGTTTCAAAATCTAATGTAAAAACGCCCTTTAAAATTTGACCCAACCCCGAAAACATGTCGCCCCAAATTCCGACGTATGTTTTTATAACGTTTCCAATTGCGAAAATTACGCCCCTGAAAACTTCAAATTGTTGGTAACAGTAATAAACCGCCGTAACGACCGCCCCGATTGCTATTACAATCCAAGTGAACGGGTTAACCGCATTTATTAACGCCATGACCCCCGCAAGTACCATTCCACCCGTTGACGCCCCCGCAAATCCTGCGGTCATTGCACCCGTTGCGAAAGTGTTTGCAATAAACGACGCCGTCGTAAATGCTGTATACATTGCCGACAATTTTTGTTGCGCGTTATACACTAAAATAACACTAACAACCGTTCCTAAAAAAACGCCTAAACTTTTTGTGATTTCCTGATGTTGTTTAACCCAATTTACCAAGTCCCGAACGCCTGAAATCAACCCTAAAATTGAATTTAAAACCGCGTCGATAAATGGTTTTGACTGTGTAAATACGTCGTTCATAAATTGGAAAACTGCGTCGCCAACGTTTGAAATTCTTACGCTTGTATTTCCCGCCATATTTTCCAAGCCGTTGTAATAAATACCGCCTTTTTCGTGCGCTTTTCCTAACGCCATTGTTAGCATATCATAAGAAACGCCCATTTCTTTAATTTTCGAAATTGGCTTCCCTGTCGCTTCCGATAATACTTTGTAAATATTAACCCCCGCAAACGCAAATTGTTTTATATCCTGCGCCGTTGCTTTTCCTGTGTTGCTTATTTGTTGTAAATTAACAACCATTCGTCCCAATTCGTCGTCCCCGCCCCCTGTTGCTGAAATTGCGTTGGCTAAATTCAAAACGTCTGCCCTTGCTTTGTCTGCGCCAACTCCTGCGCCGATTAACGCTTTGTTTGCGCTTAATAAACCCTCAAAGGCAAAAGGCGTTTTCGTTGCGTCCTGCATTGTATTTTGTACAACTCGCGTCGCTTCGCTTGCGTCGCCCAAAAGTGTAGTTAAACCCGTCGTCGCGTTTTCTACGGTTGTCCCTGCGCTGACAACTGATTTTGCAAACGCTGAAACCGCATAAATTGAAAAGGCGCCCGCAATAACATTTCCTAAATTTCCCATTGTGGAATTAAGGAAACCCGCGTTTTGGTTCATGCTTTGCAACTTGCCCGATAACATATCGTTTGCCGTGACTGTGTACCTGATTTGATTGTCCATTGTCTAATTATTATATTGTCCTGTCTGTTTTAATGCTTATTGTAATTGA